GCAACCATCCACGGTGAAACCCTTGGTGAGCGTGTTGACATGGCCTTAGCCCTTCGCCATATGGGCTACAGGCATCTCGCTATCGGTGGAATTGCTGCCCAGGCTGCACGCAAGGCAATGGCAACCGAGATCGTGCAGACCCTTCGCGCTGCGGTGCCTGACGTACACCTCCATGTACTCGGCCTTTCATCCCCGGAGTATGCACGCCGATGGCACGAAATGAGGGTTGATTCGTTCGACGGATCAAGCCACTTCAAACAGGCTTTTACTGCGGGCGCATGGTTCTCACGGGAAGGGTCTCGTCTAATCAAGCATCAGGCCGCTCGACCCGGCGAGGATGTTTCCATCGTCGCGCCCATGTGCGAGTGTCGCGCTTGCTCACTGCTGCGTGAGGACGGTATCGACACCCGCTCTTACGGTAGCAACGAGAACAACATGGGTCGTGCCGCCCACAACCAGAACATCCTGATGCAAGCGCAGAAGGCTGCGATCACGCAGAAGATCGTACTGGTGGCCTGTTGCGGCAAGAAACTACCCTTTGCAGCCCCGGCAAAAGAGTTGTATCAGTCTGAACTGTTCAGGAAGTCCCGCGCATACGCCGAACAGAACGGAGACAAGTGGTTGATCCTGTCAGCCCTGCACGGTGTCATTCACCCGGATGCCACGATTGAGCCTTACGACGTAACACTCAACGACATGAGTGCCCAGGCCCGTCGAGAGTGGTCTGCCAAGGTTGCGGGTCAACTTTCAGAGTACAGAGATGCCCAGATGACGGTTCTGGCGGGGCAGAACTATTGTGGATGGATGGATGGTTTCAATGTGGCTCGACCGATGGAAGGACTGGGCATCGGTCAACAGTTAGCCTTCTTGCTCTCAGCCGTTAAAAGTCAAAAGGAACTCTTCTGATGGTTACGAAACTTGTCTGCGTCGCGTATGTGGGCGCGATGCTTCTCGCAAACCTGTTAGTTGCCCAGTTTGGTCCGGCGATCTCCCCAGTGCTTGCATTCTTCTTGATCGGACTTGACTTGAGCGTCCGAGATTTCCTCCACATTAAGTTACGCACCCGCGAGATGCTTGGATTGATTTTTGTTTCCGGGGCGCTGACTTACATCCTCAACCCCGCAGCCGGGATGATCGCCGTGGCGTCTGCCTGCGCGTTTACTGGCGCGGCCCTAGTTGATTGGGCGGTATTTTCCAAGTTGGCCGACAAGACCTGGATGACGCGAAGCAACGCATCGAATGTTGCGGGCGCTGCGGTGGACTCGCTGTTGTTCCCAACCATCGCATTTGGCGCCCTGATGCCGCACATCGTCGCCATGCAGTTTGTGGCGAAGGTGGCCGGGGGTGCTGTGTGGACTTGGCTGTTGGGTCGTTGGATCAAGCCCTTGGAGGCAATCGTTCCCGCAATTCCGACTAAAACATAGGGTTTGTCACTAGACCTGCTTTTGAACACCGTGTTAAAGTTCTCATCACTGCAACACGGTGTTGCGGGTAACTGAAAGGTAACTGATCATGGACGCAAACAACATCCCTCTCCTGGCTGCTGACGAACTCGGCCTGATCCTGGCGCAGATCGCCGAACTGACGGCCAAGGCCGAGGAGATCAAGGGCGCGATGAAGGATGTCGCCACCAACGGCGGCGGCTCGGTGTTCGAGGGCAACTACTTCAAGGCTTCGGTGATCGAGGCCAACAAGTCGATCTTCGACAAGGCCGCCTTCGTGAAGGAATACGGCGAGGACACCTACAAGAAGTTCACCAAGGTGTCGGCTAGTTTCTCCGTCCGTACTACCCCTCGCTGATCAACCGGGGCTTCGGCCCCTTCTCTGGAGACAGATTTGACGCCCCTGATCCAAGAATTCGTTGCCATGAACCCGGCGGGAGCGGTGGAGTATCACTGGTTCGACATGACCGGCGCCTACCGCAAGGAGCAAGCAGTTATCAGCGAAATTCTGTCTCGGCCCTTGCCATATCCCAAAACGGCGTTGGTGTGCGCCTACGAGGACAAGAAGGCCTTCATGTTCATCTTCAGGTCTGACGATGTTACGGGGGTGGGTGCGTTTCAAATTGAAGACAAAAAGTTGCGCGAAGTCGCGCCGTTCTTTTTCACCGTTGATGATGAGGGGATCAAGGTAAGGCACAAGGATGGAACGCCGTTTGACTACCGCACCAGTCCTGCAACCGGAGTCCTGGCCTTTGTCGCGGCCTTCCTAGAGTCCTTGGAGATCTCGCCCGCTACCGGGTATCAGCCCATCAAACGGGCCAACTGGGAGAAGAAAGCCCGTCAAGGCAAGACTCCGACCTACGACTGGAAGACCGTAGTCATTGAGCCTACCAAGCCCAGAAGCGCCGATCAAGGAGGAACGCACGCAAGCCCAAGATGGCACGAGCGTCGCGGGCATTGGCGCAACATGAAATCCGGCAAGAAAGTCTGGGTGAAGAACTGCGAGGTGGGCAGCAAGGCCCTTGGAGCAGTGTTTAAGGACTACAAAATCAAGGAGATAGTGTGAATGAAGACAGAAGAACGCATCGCCGCGGGCGTAAGCCTGCTGTTCTGGGTACTAGCGTACCTGTTCGCCATAGCGATCCTGCTGATGGATCTCTTGGTCTGGAGACCGGGCTAGTCCAAACACCGAACTGGTGGCCATTTGCCTACACAACGCCTGACAACCTCAAGCGCCTGAAGCGGCAGAGGGCCATCATCAAGGTTAAGCAGTGGGTGCGATGGCCAGAGGCTCCGTTCTAGGGAAACCACCTAGTTGACCCCAGGCTCTAACTTCGTGTTAAACTTGCAGCACTGCATGAGCAGGGTAACTGGAGCAAGATGATGAAAAAGAACCGTGAATACATCTATGTGGGCGAAGAGTTGTTCGAGGTGGTGATCCATAAGGTCGCCCGCCATCCGCGCTGCCACCTCATGGAGTCCATCTATGACCTGGGTTGGCTTGAGATCGACTACACGGTCCTTGACATGGACGGCAAGCGGGTGGACGGTGAGACCTGCGACATGGAGTGCATCGAGCGCGAACTGCAGGAGATCTACGCATGAGCCTGCAAGACCTGATCAACCTGGACGAGGCCATCGCAGAGGCGGAGGGCCTCCTCTCACAAGCCCAGTGGTACTGGATCTGCGAGAGCGAGTCTGCATACTGGGCGCAAGCCTACCCCTGGCTTCGTAGTTAAAGAAAGGTAACTGAGATGAACATCGAAATGATTGAGAAGATGATCTTGACGGGCACGGACAGCAAAGACATTCCGATGCAATATGCCCAAGGCTTCGGGCGCTCCCTGGCCATCATTTGGGGAACTGTGCAGAGGATGTCGCCGCAAGAGCGCGACGAGTTCCTGGCTCGTCTTATCAACCACACCGAAGATTGGGAAAAACAAGCAAAAAAAGTTGAAGAATCAAACACTTAACAGTAGAATCAAGGTTCCCCGAAAGGGGGCCAACACGCATGGGCATCGGGCAAATTCGGGCGGAGTGCAGACCGCGCCGATGAGCCGCCTGCACAAGGTGCCCAGTCGTGTTGGTCGGCGGCGCAACGGGTTAGCGCCTTGCGCCAATCTCAACCGAGAACTGCAATAGAGGCAAAAGCCCTGCTTCATGGGAAGCCGCCAACTACCCAAAACCTCAACCGCGAGTTAAACTCCCCGGCAGTCCAATGTCTCTGAAAGTACGAGATGCCACGGAAAGCCACCAAAACCGCCGCCAAGCCTTCAAAAGCCCCTGACCAAGGGGTAGATACCACCCAGGCCGCGCAAACTCCCCAAGAGCCGCCAAAGAAGAAGATCGGCCGCCCCTCCAAGTACAGCCCTGAAATCGCACGAGAGATGTGCGAACTCCTGAGCGAGGGAATCCCATTGAGGGAGATATGCCGCAAGGACGGCTTCCCGGAGTGGAGGACGGTCTACGATTGGATGAACCGCGACGAAGATCTTTCCGCAGCGATCGCACGCGCTCGTGAAGTTGGCCAGGACGCCATTGCAGAGCAGATCTGGCTCGACATGAAGCAGGAGCCTGAGCGCATCCTGTCCGAGGGTGGCGGCCGGGTGGATTCCGGCTACGTCCAGTGGCAGAAGGCCAAGGCTGAGATCGCCCTGAAACTCCTGGCCAAGTGGAACCCCAAGCGTTACGGTGACCGGGTACAACTGGCCGGAGACGCCGAGAACCCGCTGAAGGTGGAAGCCGATGTGACCATCTTCGATACCGTCCTGAAGGGCATAGAGCAGTCCCGCCGTGGATGAACTTGTCGCCGTCCTGAAGGACGAGGAGGTTCGGGAGAAGTTCAAGCGCCTCCCGGCTGACAGACAAGCCGCCTTCGCCTGGAGGGCGGGATGGCTCACCAAGGCTCACAAGCACCAGATCCTGCCTGACGGGGACTGGTGGAGCATCTGGCTGCTCCTGGCGGGTCGTGGAGCGGGTAAGACCAGGACGGCTGCAGAGCAGATCGGATGGTGGGCCTGGGAGACTCCTGGCACCCGGTGGCTCGTGGCTGCGCCTACCTCTGCGGACGTTCGGGCTACCTGCTTCGAGGGGGATTCTGGGCTGATCGCCGTGATCCCCAACCTCCTGATCGCGGACTACAACCGGGCGTACCACGAGATCAAACTCACCAACGGCTCACTTATTAAGGGCATCCCTGCCTCAGAGCCGGAACGCTTCCGCGGTGGCCAGTGGCACGGCGCCTGGTGCGACGAACTTGCAGCCTGGGACTACCTGCAGGATGCCTGGGATCAGATCATGTTCTCTGTGCGCCTGGGCAAGAAGACGCGCATCCTGGCCACCACGACCCCGAAGCCCAAGGACTTGATCATCGACCTCATCGGCCGAGACGGTGACGACGTACAGGTAACGACAGCAAGCACTTACTCCAACCTGGACAACCTAGCCCCGAGTTTCCAAAAGCAAATCTTGCAGTATGAAGGGACGAAACTCGGCCGCCAGGAGATCTACGCTGAGATCATCGACCCCGAGGAGGGCGGTATCGTCAACCGGGATTGGTTCCGCCTCTGGCCTGCAGACAAGCCGATCCCGAAATTGGAGTTTGTCCTGCAGTCTTACGACTGCGCCTACACGGAAAAAGTGCAAAACGACCCTACCGCGGCGATCACCTTTGGGGTGTTTCGCCGGGATGATGGGCCGATGTGCGCCTTGGTCATCGACGCTTGGCAAGATCGCCTTCAGTACCCCGACATGAAGGAAAAGGTGCTTGAAGAGTACGAAACCGTCTATGGCGAGGGCAAGGAAGCCAAGAGGGTTGATCTGGTCTTGGTTGAGGACAAAAGCGCCGGGATCAGCCTGATCCAAGACCTGCAGCGGGCTCATGTGTACGTCCGGGGCTACAACCCTGGGAAGGCCGATAAGTTTCAGCGGCTGAACATCGTGGCCAACATCATCAAGGCCGGGAGGGTTTGGATTCCTGAATCCATGAACCGCAAGGGTTATGTTCGAGACTGGGCTGAAGGCATGGTTTCCCAGATCTGCTCCTTCCCCAACACGGACCATGACGACTTCGTCGATGCCGCCTCAATGGGGTTGAGATACCTCCGGGACTCTGGTTGGCTCAACATTGATCCTCCTCCCCGAGATGACTTGGACGAGGACGACTACATCGACGCAGGGCAGAGGCGTAAGGAAAATCCCTATGCCGCGTGAGGTATTGACGCTTGTTGGCATTCCGTGGACAATACGCCCATCTGCCGGACTGGTAACCCGGCAGTAACACTCACAGTGTGAATCTCCGAACCCTTACGTGGGGAGCGGGCTTCGTCAAAGCGTATGGAAGGTGTGATGGCCGACCATACTGCGGCAAACCAAGCCTAAGGCTCGTTCCCCAATGGGTTTTTTCTTTGCTGCGTACCCGGACTCCATCCGTCAGTAAGGGCCAATCGAGCGCATATGCTTGTCCGGCTGCGTGGAAGGAAAGGGCGAAGGATGCAACCCGATGCGGCACAACCCACCGCATCGTCCAAGCGTTGATTGAGCGACTTGGGCAGGCATGGCTGAATGTGACGCA